TCGGTTATCAGCTTCTTGTTGTTTTTGAAGTCTTTTAATTTCTCTGCCTCTTTTACCTTTAGGCATATCAGTAGCTCTTTTTTTCGCTGCACCTGTTTTAGATTCTTTAGGCTTAACCTTTTTATCTTTAATTTTCTTTTCAGCAGCTGTTCTAGAAATTCCTTCTTTCTCCATCAATGCTTTTACATCTTTTGGAATACGTCCTCTTTGACGTTTTCTACCTCTCTTTAGTTTTTCTACAACTTTCTTCTCACTATCAAGAGCTTTTGTAGCTGCTTTTATAATCGGTCCTAATGGTCCAG